TCCTTTTGATTTACCATTTTTGACGTTCTAAGTCATGTCTTAACTGTCTTTCGTATTCTTGACATTTAAGGACTGCCCTATTATCCATATAGAAAACTACATCTCTTCTACTTCTTGCATAGTCTTCATTATGCCAATTTTCTTTAACCTTTTCATAAGGTCTTAAATAATTCATTACACCACTAGCGGTAAATTCTCCGCCTAATATAACATACTCTGCGCCTTCAATTTCTAAAACGCCAATGTTTAAATCTTCATCAATTCTGATGTCATTAACTCTTGTAAATCTTACCTTTTTCATAATCTTATGTCTCCTTCTAATTTGTTTTTACTTTCTGACTTAATAGTACCACTTTTTATTTAATTTGTAAAGTACCATTTTATTTAATTTAACAATTAGTGTTTTTTTTTGTGTTATCGCTTCACTTGATTTTTATTTATTTTCGCAATCATAAGTTCTTTTTATTATTTCGTTTAAAATTCGTTCTTTATTTTCTTTTGTGGCTCATTTTCTCTATTGTATACTTTATACCATTATTCATTCTTACTTTTTCCATTTTCTTTACCTCTATTCTTCTTACGCTTTCTTTTTCTTCTGCGCTTCTTATCCTTTTCTTTTTTTTAGGCTCTAGCATTTTAGCACGTGCTTTTGTCATTTCTACAGCATTGTCAATATTAAAAGCGTGTCTTGCAATGTATCTTAATTCCTCAACGCTTTTATTTCTTAATGTCTGTTGATACATTGATAAACTTAATACCGCTATAATATCGCCACTAGTTTTATTATAAGTATTATCCATTTTTATTTTCCTTTTCCGCTTCTGCGTCCGTTGCATAGATTTTAATTTTACCAAAATTATCGACTAACTTATAAACTGGTGCATTCAATAATTTATCTTCTAGCACATCTAATAAATCAATAACGGCTTTCGCTTCTTTTGCCTTGATAACAACAACACCATTATATACAACGTCAATGATTTCATCTAAACCGCACATCATTAAAATATCATATAGTGTAATTTTCTTATCTTTCTTGATTTTCTTGTTTTCCATTTTATTTTCTCCCTTTATTTTCTGCTTTCTCAATTTCTTTACTTGCACTTGACATTGTACATATATTAACAATTAGTAAAATTATCCCAATAGGCGGAATAAATATACAAAAAATTAGTGATGCAATAATACCCAAAGTTGCTAATACTTGAACTAAACTATAGAAACCTTTCATTTTCTCATTCTCCTTTTAATTTAATTTGTTTTTAATTTTAATCTTCATCATCTGCAAACTCTTTTGGTACTCTCTTACCAAACTCTTGTGCTCTCTGTTTCATGATTTCTTTACGTATACTTGGTACTTCATCAAAACTAACAAAACCCCTATCAAAAATTAAAGGTATTTCACACTCGCCCATCGGGTTGCTAACTTTTGATTTTACAACCTTACATTTCATAATTAAACCTATCTTTTCAGTCTTGGCGCTGTTTCTCGGGTCTTTGTTCGGAATTTCAATCCATGCACGCCTTGCAACCTGTATACGTAAACTACAGGCGTGTTTTAATTTTCTACCGCCTGGCGTGTCTGTTTTCTCCCCAAATAGCATGGCGTTCATCTTATCTCTTACTTGATTTATAAATATAACTGTTGTACCTGTTACCTCTATAATTTCCTCTACGGTTGGTAGGTATTTATTTAATAAACGCGCCGTTCCGCCTATGCGCTGTTCCTCTATACTGTCTTTCTCGGCTGATTTTAAAACCTTTTCAGCGTCCTCTTTTGGCGTCATACTTGGTACACTGTCAATACCTATAAGCGGTATACCAGCCTTAGCAAACTTGATTGTTTTGTTTAGCGCATCCTCTCCGTATTTGGCGCGGTATATTAACATCTGTTTTGGCTTATTGCCAAAAACCTTTGCTCTTTCTGCGTCAAAAGTTCCCTCTATTGGAATGTCTAAACATAATTCATGTAAACCGCATAGATGATATAATAACGTTGTCTTACCGCTTGATTCTGCCCCAAAGATTTCTACTATTCTACCCTCGGGTATTCCACCACCAATAATAGCGTCTAAATCTTCAATACCTGTTGACCATCTATTAATTTTCAAGTTCGCGTTTTTTGAACCTATCGAATAAATAGAACCTTCACCCTCTTTTTTATTGATACTATTACATAACGCTATAATTGCTTTTTTATTTGTTTTTGCCATTGTAGCATCTCCTCTCTTTACTTATAAATCTCTTCAAATACGATTTGTTTAGGTAGCATTTTATGACATATATATATACTGCTAAAAGGCGGGTTTAGGCTTGGCTTTTGGTCTTCATAATTTTTGAAATAAGATACCCTTTTATTTAAATACATACATTCAAATTCATTATTTTTAAACATCTTAAATCTTCGCTGACTTTCAAAAAGCCCGACAACGCCAACCAGCATTGCAAACGGTATATTTAATTTAAATAGTCTTTGTAGTACTTCTGTTTTAATGCTGTACGGTGGGTTTGAAATAATATAATCACATTTAGGCGGTTTCATTTTAAAGAAGTCTTTACCTTCGCTTATATGTGAATAAATAACCCAATGTCCCGCGTTTTCAAACTCCTTGACGTATAAACTATCCTTTGTATCAAACGGACACCATATAACGGAATTTGACTCTATATACTTTAAAATAGGCTTGATAGCATACGATGGGGTATAGAACTCATCATTTTTACTTTTTGTAACCTCTGCAACTATCATTATTTAACAATCTCCTTTAACTTTATTTAAAAGGGGCGGAAATTAACCACCCCTATTTAATTTTAATTTAACTATTTAATTTTCCATATTGTGACGCTTTTCTAGCATCAACATAGATACCATACCATACAATTCTAATTACTATCTCCCTTACAAGTATGATTATATCACTTTTTAGGTGTTTGTCAATATACTTTTAAAAGTTTTTAAATTATATATTAATCTCTTAAAGCGCGCGCATATAAAGAACTGTTATACTTAACTACCCTTTTAATATATGTCTTCTTATCAAACTCAAGCGCTCCTTGTTCCTTTAATATACCAATTACTTTAGTAGTAACAACCCTACTTTTACATCTATCGTAAAAGTTATCATAACTTGTGAATATTCCATGTGCTTTTCTTTCTGCTTCAATCTCAAGTGACGCTTTTTCACCTACACCTTTAAGAGAACTTAACCCCTCTTGAATAACTCTTTCGCCATCCACTTTTCTTAAAGTAAAATCGGCTGAATAGTTAACGTGCGGTAGAAATAAAAGCGCCCCGTCTTTTACTGCCTTTTCTTTAAATTTGGCTATTTTCCCGTCCTCTTTTGTATGCTTCATTTTCACATACCAAAATTCTAAAGGATAATATACTTTATAATACATTTCTTCTAGTGATATAAGGCTATATCCTGTCGCATGACCTTTATTAAAAGCATAATTGAAGAACTTATCAAAAATATCTCTTGCCTGTAAACGGCTCATACCGTGCTTTTGAGCGCCTTTCTCAAACTTCTTAAGGTAGTTATCATAGTTTTCTTTAAACGCTTGTATAGCCTTCTCTGTACCGCCACGTTGCATTTTAATAATCTTATCTGCTTCTGTCCACTCAAGCCCGCCAATATTAACGGCTATAGCCTGTACCTGCTCTTGATATAAAACACAACCATAAGTTTTTTCTAGATACTTGGCATATGGTAATGTATCATCTATATTACTGCTATCATGTTTATTTAAGGCGTAAACATCTTGCATTTTTAAAGAAAGCGGACCTGGTCTATTCAATGAGTTACATGCTACAATATCGTCAAAACTATCTACGTTGATTTGCTGTAGAATATTATGAGCCGTTCTCTTTTCAAACTGAAATACCCCATCACAATCCCCACGGCTGAACGCTTCAAGTACCTTTTTGTCTTTCGCTATATTTTCATCAAAACCTTCATGACCTGTTAACTCTCTCAATTCCCCTAAACTTGACATTGTTGTAAGCCCTAGAATATCAAACTTGATTACATTGATTTTTTCCATATCATTTAAATCATAGTTTGTAAAATACTTTCCCGTCTTGCTGTCAATTCTGATTGCCGTATACTGTAATATATTATTACCTGTTATAGCAACACCAGCCGCATGTGTTCCAATAAAACGGACTTTATTATACAACTTACTGAAATGTTTTATAACATTATCATACTCCGCATTCCATAATTCTGCTTCTTTAGAATTAATAATAGCGTCCATATTGATATTACCATCTATGATATGTTTATTTATAAATGCTTTAATTTGTTTTAATTCTTCTTTATTTTCCGCTAAATTACCGCAAACCTTAGATAAATCATTTAACAGGTTATCAACCCTGTATAAACCATAAGAACAAATTTGTGAAGCATGATGCGGGTATCTTTTTACAAGGTAGTCTATTACCTCATGTCTTCGTGATGTTTCAAAATCTAAATCAATATCGGGCATTTTCTTTTTATCAATTCTTAAGAACCTTCTAAAATCTAAGTCGAATAGAACGGGGTCTACATCTGTAATATGCAATGCATAATTTACTAAACAGTTACAACCACTGCCACGCCCTGGTCCTACTTTTATACCTACCTTCTTCGCATAGTTTGTGTAATCCTGCACCATCAAGAAATAATTTTCAAAACCATGATACTTAATTACTTCTAGTTCTTCTTTAATTCTATCAATATATGTTTTTGTCCATTTTCCACGCTCTTTCAAACCTTCTTTAATTTTCTTCTTTAATAATTTCATAGAATCATAATTTTCATCAAACTGCGGTAATTTCTGCTCTAGCGTGTCCAAAATATCATCACTTACTTTATTTTCTATTTCCTCTAAATTTTTAACCATTTCTTTCGCAAGTGCTTTTGTTTCTTTCTCGCCAAAATCTTTTACGTGCATTTTATAAAAGCGTTTCATTATTTCCTTTTCGGTTGGCATATAACGTTCTTTATAAGTTGCTTCTACATCCATGAAATCATGTTTTGCTATCTCGTGCATTTTCATATAAGTATCAAAATCTTCTTTGCATCCGCGGTGACTGTCTGATGTTAAAATTAACTTGATACCTAGTTTTTTGGCAAGCATGATTGATTGTACATTTACTTTTTCTTGTACGCCCTCATCTGTAATCTTATAAGGCTGTACCTCAATATAGAAATCATCGCCAAAAATACTAACCATTTTTTTTAGATATTTTTTAGCCTGTTTTAATTTATCATTAACGATACATTGCGCTAAATATCCCGCAACACAAGCACTAGTGCATATTAAACCATTATGATATTTTTCTAATAATTTAAATGTCCAAATAGGGTTGTAATATTTAATTTTTTCACCCTCGAATTGTATAGTATTTAAATTAGTATACCCTTCTTGGTTCTTTGCAAACAAACATAAATGATAGCCCCTTGTTTGTGGCTTATAAACGGGTAAAAAATACCCCTCGCAGCCCATAACAGGTTTTATCCCGTTTTCTTTACAAGCATAATAATGCTTAACTAATCCATTAGTATTGCCATGGTTTGAAATACCTAGAGATGTATGACCTAATTTTTTCGCTAACTCCGCCAATTCCTCGGGCTTTCCAAAACCATCAAAAGTAGAATACTCATCATGTCTATGTAAATCAATCATGTTTAGCACCTTCTTTTTCTGATAATTCTATATACTTATTTAAATACCATTGCGCTTTCTTAATATCCTCTAGCCCGTTCTTGTTTACATGACGGTATAGATATTTAAAAGCATTACAAATACAAAAACTTTTAACCGCTTCTATTCCTTGCGTTTCTTGCATTACTTCTATACATTCAAATTTTCCTGTATCATAATGACAAGGATGGTTTACATAGTCCATATAAAAATACCTCTTTTCTTTTTTTTTCTTTTGTCTGTCTCTATTATATACAATTATAGGGGGTTGAAAACCCCCCATTTAATTATTGTTTATTTAATTTAGTTACACGCCTATTATTTATTTAATTTAGTTATGCGCCCTTTTACAATCTCAATTTTATTTTCAATTGCTTGCGATAATTCTTTAGCGCTGAAATTAGAAAACATAGCAATATTTAACAATTCTATAAAACAGTCTGCTAATTCTTCAAGTTTAGCGTCTTTATCAAATTTATCATTGCGGTAGTTTTTCCATCTCTTATCGCATTCCAATACCTCGCCAATTTCTGATATTAACTGCTAAATATGATAACTTGATAAACTAACATCATCACACGGAACTGCTTTGGTAGCGTCCTGTTTAAAATTATCATATGCACCTTTGATAAATAATAGTCTTTGATTTAATAACTGCGCATTATATAATTTTTCTAAAGTAGTATTTTGTGCGCATTTACAATTACATTTGTTTTCGCTTTGTTTACTTGTCTTCTTCTTCCCATTCATCTTCGCTGTCTTCATCTTCTTCTTCGCCCCAATCTTCTTGAGCATTGTCATATTCTTCTAACAGATTAATATAATATTTTGCGGGTTTCTTTTTCTCCGCTTCAATTTCTCTTTCTTTACATAATTTATATAATTTTAATGGCGTCATGCTAGAATAATCGTTTTCGCTTTCTTCTTCTTCATCCCATTCTTCTTCGCTATCATAATCGTTTTCTTCTTCGGGCTCTTCAACTACTTTCTTAACAGGCTTCTTTGTTGCTTTCTTTTTCTTTCTTTTTGGGGCTTCATCCTCTTCTTCTTCATCTTCTGTTCCTTCGCATGGGTAAGCCTTATCAATCATCTGTAATACCGCTTTGTTTGAATAAGGCTTTGCCTTGGCATTTCTAAATTTAACCTTGTCCATTGGTACAACTGAATAAACTTTATTTTGCGCTTTTCCTGTTACGCTGATTACATAATCCCTGTCTGTAAGCGTTCCATAATTTTCATACATTGCCATAAGCGCTGGAATCGGAGTGCAGTTATTAACGGCATACATAAATAATTGTACTTCTTTTGCTTCATAATTGTATACTGACCAAACATATTGGTTACGTGTTCTTAAACTTTCGTCATCACAATACGGGCATTCTCTATCAAATAATTCTTGGCATGGTGCGTTGATACCTAACTCATAAGAATCATGGAATGGAATTTCCATCCCTTCGTCCATATCCTGTAGAAATCTAATACGCTGTTTCTGCCCTTCTTTAAAGTATGTAAACTTTCTTTTATTCTGTCCGCCTTTCTTAACGTCCGCTTTAATCTTATCAATTAAACTCATAATCTTTATATCTCCTTAACTTAATTTTATTTGTTGTTTCTAAAATCTTGCATGGTTTTATTTAAGCATTTTTCAAACTGCTCTTTTGTCATTTCTCCCGCATCTTTTATACCTTTCAGGTATCTAAAGCGTGTGACTTTAAAATACTTCTTCAAATATCTGTAGCCCTTCTTACCGCATTCATCATTATCAAGTGCACAAATTATTTTTGTTATCCCTTTATCTTTTATTTTCTGCATCTGTTGCGCTGACATTTTCCACCCTAATATAGCAACTACATTATTTACGCCATATTGCATAAATTTTAACATATCCAGATAACCCTCAACAACAAACACGTATTGTTTAGCGCCATAATTTCCAACTAGAGTAGTAGCACGGCTAAACCCTTTGTTATACAAATATTTCCTTCTACTCTCTATCTCTTTTATCGTTGTACGGCACACCCAACCTTTGAAAATACCGTTATCAAGCATGGGAAAAATTAAACTATAATCATGTTGATATGTTATTTTTGCTTTTGCTTCCAATAGCGCTTTATCTGTAAAACCTCTTTTATACATATATTCGCGCGCTTGTATTGCTTCTTGCTCTGTTTCGGCATTTAAAGCGCCCCACGCGGTTCTTTTTAAACCGTGGTAATAGTCATAGGCTTCATCGTATAATTGTCTCTGTAGTGGCTTATTTTTAATTTTAGGGGTATTTAATTTAATATTGCTTACTTTGTTTGATTTTAATATCTTCACAAACTTTCTACACGCCTGTAATTCATTTAAATTATGATATTTATTTTCCATTAATTTAACAAACGCCAACGCGTCACCCGATAACCCACAACCAAAACAATAAAATGAGCCTTCTTCTAAATCTATAACCATGCTTGGGTTCATGTCCTCGTGAAAAGGGCATACTATTTTTTGTTTTAAACCTATTGTATTAGGTATTAAATTATAATACCACAACACTTTCGCTAATTCTTCACCGCTCTTTTTATTCCTCGTTTTCTGCGGTAACTGCTTTTGTTTCTTTTGGTTCTTCATCGTGCTTACCTCGTTTCATTTTAACAGTGAAATAAGGTTTTTTACGCTTCAATGTATAGCACCCTTCAAGTTGCTCTTTTCTGATTAAACCTAAATCGGCTAACTTGTCAAGTTTCTTTTCATCAACTGTTTTAGTAACATTAATAAAACTCTTAAATACTTTCGGGTCTACACCACAACTTTTTAGATAAATAATCAATCTATTAATATCGGTAATTGTATAACTTTTACTAATAACATCTTTACTCATTTCTTTAGATAGATTATTTTCTAAAGCATCAATATTAAAAATAACTGATGTTTTCTGTATTTTATTAACAACTAGTTCATTACCTTCTAAATCTTCATTGTCAATAACTAATTTGTCAACACCTTCGTAATTAAATAGTTCCTCTGCGTCATTATAGAATAACTGCTTGATTGTGTTAAATCTTTCCTGTCTTTCTTTAAATTCCTTCTGTTCATTAAAGAACTCTTTTACAAAAGGTATGAACTGCTCCTTTGTATAATTAGGCTTTTTCTTCTGTTCTACAAACATCTCTATGCGCTCCTTTCCCTTTCAATGCTTCGTATACACCTTTAGGGAATCTATTTCCTGTTTTCACCCAAACCACATCATTAAAATCAACAATAAATGTTTTGCCGTATTCTGTTTCTAGTTTTAGTTTTCTCTTAGTACTTGATTTTGCCATAACCATAGCGCTCTTTACTTTTCCATTAGGCAATTTAAACGCTACAATAGTACCATTCGCCACATTTTCAATATACGGCATTTTCTGCGCCATATTAATTTTAGTAGTGCTTTTATAATCTTCATTAGGCACATTATCGGCAATCTTTACATCGTCCGTTTTTAAAATCTTTTCTTTCTGTTCTTCTGTCATTTCTTATGACCCTCTCTTTCTAATATTTGTGGTGCTTACCACCGACACCCTTTCAGCGGGTGTTTCGTATTAATTTTCAAATACTCATCGGGATGGCTTTACCATTCATAAATATATTTGTTTTCAATTTTATCAACTAATTTACCATCCTTAAAATGTAAATCAATCACACAAATATAGGCTAAATCTTTTAAACGCCATTGTAATTTAATTTCCTCTAACAGTTTGCGACCCGCTTTGTATGCTTCTTTTGATGTGTCAAAAACAGCATCCAGCATTTCTTTTTCTTCACCTAAAACAAATTCTACACCATACTTAATCATAATCTTATGTCTCCTTTATTTTGTTTTCTTTATTTCTTTTTGTATACATTGTACCACTTTATTATATACCTGTCAACCCTCAAAATTAAAAAGTGGTCTTTTGTTGACCACTATATAATATAATTTAATTTCATCATAGCCCTAGTTTATGAAATAGACAGCCTATTACTAAGCCAATAATGCTTGTGATTACATAGCCCGATACTCTACGCCACATCTCGCCGTCTCTGCTTTCTAACTCGTCCAATTTTTCGCCCTGCGCCTTCTGTATCTCGGCTAACTGCTTCACGCTCTGCGCTAGTTCTCGAACTGATAAAACTAAATCTGTAAACTGCTTTGTCTGCTCCTCTAAAATCTCAAGTCGCTTATTCTGTCGGTTGTCTTCCGCTTCCACTCTCTTACAAAACTCCTCATGCTCTGCGCGTGTAATTGGTGTACTGTCCATATGATAACCCCTTTACTTCTAGTTTGCATTTTTGTACGAATAGATAAACCTACCGCATACATACGCCGTACTGACTGAACCATGCATAGCCGTCAACGTCCAATGATTTTTTGTAATGTCGCTTGTTACGGGATAATAACGTAACGTTAAATCGTTACTCTGCGTCTGTACGGGTATAAATGTATTGCTTTTTGGTGACTTGTCAATGGGAAAGCCTTCCCACATGTAGCCAATTGTATTATTACCAATGGTCTGATTTACAACTCCGTCCCATCTCAATTCAACTAACTGCAATGATTCATTATACCTATACCATAGTTCAACATTGCAGGCGTTTTTTCCGCACGTTATCCATGCACTCCATTTCATCGCACTATTCATTGTACTAATAGTGTTTTGTAGTGAACTAACCATCTGCTGTAGTGATTGAATTTCATCAAGTAGCGTTTGTTGTGACCCAACCGCGGTTACCCATCCGCATACGTTTTTATCCGCTCTTTCGTCTGTAATCATTGACTGCGTCAAAACTGCCGTATTTGCTGAAACTCTAACTGTTGCCAACTGTAATTCATAAATATCATTGTTTCTTATGATTGCTGGTGTAATCGGTGATGTTGACAAACTACCTTTCTTAACGTGTATCTTAATTTCTCGGTTGGCGATGTCCAATCTAACAACAACACTATCAATACGTGATAGCGTACCGTCCGCGTTTTCCAGCGTAAAAGTTAAATCGTTATCATTCTCATATCTATAGCCGTTAACCCATGCAACACCGCTCTTAATTTTAATTGACATACCGCTATCAACAGTTACCTCTAATTTATCGCCTAATTCCTTAAATACGCCGTTTACGATAAAACTAGAGAAATATCCCGCAAAATCTTCAGCTAAATATGACCTGTCATATTTTCCATCCGCTGTTGCTACAGCATTGAAAAAACCGTATTTTTCCATGTATATTCATCTCCTTTTCTATTTAATTTAATTTATAATTGTTTTTTTTATTTTCTGTAAAATAGTTGGATATGAATATCCAAAAGTCAAAACTAAGTTATATTCTTCTCCAAAGTCTTCTTCTACCTCTGTAATTCTTGCTGAAATCATAACACCTAACTGATTATCCTTTATTATGACTTTATCGCCTTTAAAATAATCCTTATTAAATTTATACTGTACATCACCTAATACGCGTATCTGCGCTTCAAAAGTTTCTGTCGTAACATGCTCTGATAATTTGTCGTTTCCTCTGTTCCACAACACCGTTTTATATTGTTCAGGTGTTAACTCTATAGGATGACCGTTTTCATCTGTACCGTTGCTTTGTAAATCTCTAGCGTCAACATATAATTCTTTTCTATCAAACCCAATTAACTTATTGTCACCCGATACCATAGAAACCCTGTTTGCGCCTTCTCCTTCACCTTGAATGAAAGCCACGTTCTTTTCATCTTGATTGTTAGAATAATACGAACTAGACAAAATATCCTCTAAGTCTGTAGAAAACTCTACTACTTCGCTACCTTCTGCGGCAGTTACCTGTGCCGTTCTGTCTACACCTTCAACAACTTCAAAAATTATTTTCTGTTCTTTTGGTCTGAACAGAAAGTTATAGCCTAAATCTGCACTGTTTGCTACATCTGTTATAGCTTCATAAACTTCATCGCCTGTCTTTTGCAGTGATATTTTATCACCTAGAAACTTATCTTCTACACATTCTAGATATGGTATATTCCTGTTAGTATATGAATTATTTATACAGTTATTTTTGACTATCTCATACATAATAGTAGAAGCATTCTTATTACTAGCGGTATATGTTCCCCATATAATCCTAGTTGTCAATATTGCTTCTAGTGTTCGACCTTTAATATTAAACGTTTCATTTCCATCTTCATCCATCTCGCTTTTAACTATTTCAATAATTCCCGCGGTATCACCGCCACACCAAACAAAATAGCCTTTCTTGAATAATTCCACATTTTCATCTGTAATCGGCGCCCATATCTCAAAACTAGCGTAACCGTTGTATTTGTCGCACCACATCAAACTACTAAAGTTATTTACTTCTCCAACCGATTCAAAAGTTGTATTGTCAACTTTGAAAATATTGATTGATACTTGACCATTTAATAACATTCCTGTACCTCTAAATAACTATCGTTAAAATAAATATATACATCTAAATTCTGTACATTCGCATCGGCGTCAAACTGTAACACATTATCGCCAACTTCTAATTGTAGCCAATCGCTATCCAAATCGCGATATTTAAAGTAATTTACTTCTTCGCCGTCCTGCTTGCCTGTTATTTTTTTTCTGCCTATAACAGTATTAACAGTTATCTCTTCTTTGTTTATCATGGTTTTATTTAATTTAAAATAACTTTGCGTTCTGATGTTTGTTATACTTGGATTTGTTACTGCGCCATTTGCTTTAAATAATATCTTCATACCTGTAGGCACATCACCTTTATTTACTACGTTAAATATTCTATTTTTCTGCTTTACGCCAAAAGTAACGCCTTTATCTGTCTGCACCGCTCCGCGCCATTTTTCAATCTCTAAGGGAAAGTGAAAAGTTAGTTCAACCTGCGACGCTGATATAATTGTTGTCTGAATATCCTTAAATAATGGATATGCGCATAAACCTTCAATCTTGAATTTACAAATAACCTCGTTATTATCTGCATTAGTTGTAGAATATTTAATAGTTGTATTAGGTAGAAAACTAATAGTATAACTCTTATAAAATAATTTAATTTCCTGTTGCGGGTTGATAAATCTGTTTAATTTTCTTTTTCTATCCGTCATGACTGTATCATTATCGGCAATAACCCAACCTGTAATAGTTACCGTTCTAGTCCCTAGCGCCGTACCTGTTACGTGTACGCCATTTTGATTTATATATTTGTAAGAGTGATGTGTACTTTCAATCGCTCCCCAATCAACATTTTCTAAAACATAATCGGGGGTTGCTGTCATGCTCATTTCAATTTTATCACTAGTTGTTATATTCTGTAATATAATATCTTCAACCATTCAACTACCCCCTTTATTTAAAAGCCTTCTGCTAATTCCTGTTTTGTCTTCTTCATCTGTCTTGATGCTTCTATCTCGTCTATTGGTTTTGGACTATTAAAGATAAACGTATCACCGTTTCCATTGTCTCCTTTTGGTTTTTTAACGTCAACATATCCGCTTGAATTGTTGTTTCTATCAAAACCGTTATAGCCTACATAGCCAACTGAACCATCTAAATTAACAAATAGATTACCCGTCTGAATAAGCGTATTTAACGATTTAAGCATGTTATCAACTGATTTACCTATTCTAGTATCAATACTATCAAACCACACCGCTATATCGTTATACATTGATTTAACGGCGCTTGAGAAGTCACCAACTGAACCAACCATACTTACCGCTATATCGTTTACACTTAAATTGTCAACGCCTTTATTCAACATACCTTGAATGTTTCTTAGCATTGCGGGCATCGCTGATTTAAATCCATTTGTAACACCTGGCGGTAAATAAATACCAATTTCATCTGCGAAAACTGTAGATGGGGAGTGAATACCTAAAGCACTCTTAGCACCATCTACAATCCCTTTAAAGAAGCCTTTAACGTTAGAAACAAACCTATTTTTTGCTGACATAATACCTTTCCATACACCTTCAACAATGTTTGAACCAATACTTAACATTTTTGATGGTATGCTTCTAGCAGTATTAACAACATTGTTCAATAGGCTATACCCTGCTTCTCGACCTTTAGCGCCTAATCCACTCACAAAGTTTCTTGCGCTGTTTATTGTGTTATTAAACCATTTTGAAACATTGCTTGGCAATTGTCTAATAAAATTAACAACATTATTTACAAAATTAATACCAACCTGTCTTGCACTGTTGACCATGTTTATACCCCATTGTCTAACCGTGTTGTAGGCACTAGTTAAAAAGTTCATAACGTTTGTTGGCAAGTTTCTAAAGAATGTAACAACTGCATTAATAAAATTAGTTCCCATTTCTCGCGCACTGTTTACCATGCTGACCGTCCACACCGCTATAGTTGTAAGAGTATAACCTAAGAAATAACCGATTTTATAGGGTAGGTCTGTAAAGAATGTAACAACCGCATTTGCAAAATTAACAGCCATCTCTTTGCCTTTATTTACAACATTAATTGCAAAACTAGAAACCGCATTGACTATTGAACTGCCCATGCTAGTAAAGAACCCTGTTATACTGCTCCATATACCGCTTAAAGAAGTACCAAACCAACTTAATATTGAATTTGCTACACCACCCAATAATGAACCAACATTACTAAATGATGCTTTAATTCCTTCCCAAACTGAACTAAATATCTCTTTTACGCCGTTCCACGCCTGCGTCCAATTGCCTGTAAATACGCCTATAAACACATCTACAATACCTAAGATAACATTTAATACTGTATTAATAACTGTACTTACTTGACTAAATGCATTCTCGAAAATCGGCGCTAGCAAATTACAAAAGCCTAGCCATACAGATTTTATCACATTTACGATTGATTCTAGACTAATACCTAAAGCGCTGAACCTTTCAGAAATACCGCTAAAAAATGCACTAAAACTTGCGGTTATCTCTTTAAAGGTTGCCGTCATGTTATTTCTAAATTGTTCGTTAGTTTTCCACAACGTCATAAACGCCGTAACTAGTACCCCGACCGCAACCGCACTTGCAATCATTGGGGCGCTTAATCCACCTAAGAACGAACCTAGAACCGACGCTTCTTTACCTAATCCGCTGAACCCCGCTTTAGATAACGCGAACCCTTCTTGTATATGTGTAATACCTAACTGTAATAGTTTAAAATCTTTTTGTACTGTACCGATAACTTTTGGAACTGCTCCAAACGCTGACATTAATTCACCAATAGCGGACGTTAACTTACCAAAAATAAGCAATGTCAGACCGATTGCACCCGCAAACGTAGCCCATTTCACTATCTGTTCTTTTTGCTCTTTTGTCATTGATTGTAACCTCATTACAACCTTTTGAACCCAATCAACAAAATTTTTAAAATAAGGTAAAAGCACCTCGCCAAACTGTATCGCAACACCTTCAAGTGAACTCTTAAGAATTGTTAACTGCCCGCTAAAATTATCAAGCATCGTTTTTGCGGTGTCTTCCGCTACACCCTTACAATTGTTCATGCTGTCAGCTAATTTGTCATATTCGCCTTGTGATAAACTTAACAGACTTAACAAACCGCTCATACCTTCTTGTCCTGCTAAAACAGTGGCATAATAGGCTTTTTGCTCGTCTGTCATACCGCTAAAACTTCCGCGCATTTCTGATACAATTGTATTTAAACTTTTGAATGAGCCATCTGAATTAGTCAATTTTATACCTAATTCATCCATGGCGCTCTTAACATCATCTGTCGGCTTAACCATTCTTGCAAACATGGTACGTAACGCCGTTCCTGCTTGCGAACCTTTAATACCCGACATAGACATAGCGGAAATAGCCGTTGTCACATCTTCAATGCTGAACCCCATTGTTTTCGCAATCGGTGAAATATATTTAAATGATTCACCTAAATCTGTAATATCAATAGTTCCCGCATTTGCTGACTGCGTTAACAGGTCGGCTACTCGTGATGCGTCTTTTGCTTTTAGCCCAAAGCCTGTTATTGCATCTGCAACTATTGTTGATACTTGCGCTAAATCTTCCCCGCTCGCACTTGCGGAATTTAAAACGCCCGCCATACCATCAATAATATCGCTTGCACTCCAACCAGCCTTTGCCATCTCTGTCATACCGTCCGCAACTTCACTCGCTGACCATGCAGTAGTTGCGCCTAATTCTTGGGCTTTCTTGTTTAACTTCTGTAACTCGCCACCGCTTGCACCACTGACCGCCTGCACTCGTGACATTGCACTTTCAAAAGTAGAACTAGTTTTTATTACCAAACCGCCTAAACCAATAATAGGCGCTGTAATTGTCTTAGTAAGAGTTGACCCGACTGTCTCTAGATTCTTGCCCGCACTCTGTAGATGTCCGCCTATCGTGCTAGATATTCTTTTTGTAGTGTCTTCCGCTTCGTTTTGCGCTGTCTTTAAACTTTTTAGAAACCCGTTTATATCAAGGTCTAAATGACCAACCGCTGAACCTACGTCTATCGCCACACTCTCACCCCTTTTTACAAATAAATTAATTTTATTTAATTTTCATACTGCGCGTATAAATCTTTAAAAGAACTATACTTTGCCTTGAAAATTGGTTCTTCTCCGTCTTCTAATTTCTGTATGATATATGCACATGCTTCATCAAAACAAAAACTAGTGTACGGGTCTGAAATGTCTAAAAGCGTGCTTGGTCGGCACTTGTAGATGTTAGCCAACCCTAGCACGTTTAAAATCTTCTTGCTCGCTACGAAAGTTTTCCAAAGCCTTAACTCCGCTTTGCGTATAGTTAAAAATTGCCATTACTTGGTCGTCTGATAATGTCATACCACTATCAATAATTTCATCATATGTAGGCTGAACTAAAGAAGCCTTAGTAATTACCTCACAAATATCGTAAATATCTGATAATGTTTTTCCGCTTTTGGTATCCATACCGCTACCGCCTTTTGTGAATAACTGCGTTGCTGAATTTAACAATGCGTTTGGAATTTTACCCATCTTTGCTAGCATTAACATAGATGGTCTTTTAACTCTTGCAACAAAAGGCTGACCCTCTGCAAAATCGGGAAAACGTACAATAGTACCATTAGAATAACTCTGTAAATCTGATAGACTTGTAATAGTCATTGTTTTATCACAATTAACAGGCTTTACATGATTATCTGATGTGGGCATCCTCATGGTATCATATTCTTTTGACATAGTGCGTTCATTGCTCATAGTATCATATCTTTCGGTCTTGTAACAATCGTTAGTTGTGTCATTACTTTCAAAATTTCCGCTTCTTCCGTTATAGTTTATATTTTCGTTTCTATATTCTTTCATATTTCTCTATCCTCTCGTAACTTGTTTTAATTTAACTTATAACACTACTACGCTATTAACGTTGGTAGCGTTGATACATATGTAATTGTATAAGGTGCTTCGCCATTTTTTGGTGCTGAATTAATTGTATACTCGGGCGCTCTAAACGCTCCATCTTCTGACCCAAAAGCAACGGGTGTTCCTTGGCAGTTAGGGTATGTAATCTTTTCATACTGCACAATCTGCCCGCTGGCATCGTACTGCGCTGTATATACGTTTAATTTAAACACTGTACCTTTATCACTTGAACCCGCTACAGGTGGCGTATATCCTGTTACTTTTGATGTTTCTGTACTATCATATGTAATTTTACCGCCCTGTAAAACTACAACTAGTTCGGGATTGAATACGTTATCTGTCAATGTAATTTCATTGCCTGTAATAGTAGAAGTTTTAGGCTTCTGCGCTCTTAAAATACCCTTTACAACTAATTTAACGGCATCCTCTTCTTCAATCTGCGGTTCTACTTCAATTTTGTTTGCTGTATCAAAACCAAACTCCCCGCTTGTAGTCTCAATAGTTACTAAACTACAATCAATAGTAGCAATTTCTGCTTTTGATTTTTTAACATTTCCAGCCATAAAATTATAACTCCTTTCTAACTAAATTAATTTAATATATCTTAACTAAGCATTTATAACTTTTTATAATTTTTGTAGGTTAAACTAACCATGTGCGCCTTTACTTCATCATCATAAAAACTAGAAGTCTGCTCATGTGTTGGTAAAACTTTAGGCTTTAGCCTTTTCATTCCCTCTTTTGTATCTGCAATAAAAGGCTCTAAGAGACTGTATTCCTGTTTAGGTACATATAACATCAATGTGTAATAATCACATACAGTACTAAAACTTGATAACTTAGAACCACCGCCATATGCAACAACGATATAAGGCATTATACATTCACCCGTTTTAATACCAGCGGGATAAATAGATACTTCTCCTTTATACCAATCTTTTAAATTGTTATATATGTCTTTCCAAATCGAATTGCTTTTTGTAATATATTCATAATGTGATATATTATCCATACAGTCTCACCGCCTTTCGTTTATAATTTAATTTTATCTAAAATGTTATTTAAGTCTTCTACAACCCTTGGGGCTTCTTTCTTAATTGTTGGCGCTATAATTGCATAGTTCTTTTCATGCGCTAATTCTAACCATTTGCCATATTCTACGCCATGTGATAATGTGATACGTATTGTATCGCTGTTAGGTTGTGACACTCGCGCCCTTAATGTCGCTTTTGCCATTCCCGTTCTGTCTGTCCACGGTCTATTGGTTTTCATCTCGCTCTCTAACAAACTAGCCTTTGTGGACGCGTACATTAATACTAGCGCCCCTAATTTTACGCTCATAGTATCTAAATTCTTTTTTAACTTAGATTTATCATACTCAATCTTTATTGCCATAATATCACCTACCAAAAGGATTATTAATCTTTTCTACAGGCTCTAAAGATATATCGGCAATTATACCCCAATTCTGTATATTTGTAACACCTGTTATTCTATGCTCTGTAAAATCAATGTTTTTGTCCTGCTCGCCTATCATTATGACATCATCTATTTTTAAATTTAATTCTTTAATATCCTCAAATAGACACATAATCATAGGTATCTTTTTAGATATGGTTTGCGTTGTATCTGTTGTTGACATTTGCATATATCCATTTTGTTCATGATACAAGCCTTTAAACTCGCCTACTTTACTAGTAGCATTTTTAACAGGCTCACCATATCCATTTACACTATAGCGCTCTACTTTGTAGATTTTACCACTACGCTTCAATTCACGTCTTAACTTGTACGCTTCAAATTTTGTATTAATCATACCGCATACCTCTTTAATCGTCTGATAAAATACCGCTGTTGTATCTTCTATATCTTGACGCCAATCTTTTAAAATATGATGATGTATCACTAGTAGATAAGCCACTAACAGATATAGTGCTATCTTCTGATTTAATTATCAACATTTCATAAATAGTAGCGTTGACATCGCCATTATTCTTTTGTAAATAATAACTAAAGTCATCATCATCAAAATAAGGCGCTTGCGCTTCTCTTATTTCCTTTTTGATAATTTCAATATCTGTCATGTGGTTCACCTCTCAATAATATAATTTAACTTAATTATTCTTTGTCAATTGACTGTTTAATAATATTTCTTGCTTCACCAATATTCTTGGTGTTAGAAATATCAACATTTTTAAGAGAAGCATATGTTTTTACTTCTTCTTTATTCCATTGGGAAATAGGCTTTTCCATTAATTCCTCAATATATGCTTCTTCATCTGTCTTCTTAGTTTCTTCAACTGTTTCTTTCTTGCCTTCTGCTTTTTCTTCTTTTACGGGTTTAAAACCCTGTCTTTTGAAAATATCTTCATAAGCGCCTTTTGTTACGCTATAAGTATCAACTTTGTTTGTAATATCAACCATAAATTAACGCCCCTTTATTGACCAACTGTTTCAGTGTCCATAATATAAACCTGGTCGGCTGTTTCAAAAGAAGGTAAACAAATCATAGAAACAATAGTTTCAACGTTTACAGGGTCTGTTTTCTGTACTGATGTAACGGCTACACCTGTATCTGTAATTGATACGTTAGCAACTGAACCGCCCATTAAATCGCTTTCTGCTGGTGTTGTACCAAACCATGTTTTGCCTAAATCACCGCTTGGGAATAAAACGAAAGTACCTGTAGGCATAAATTTAGTAGTTGTTCCTTTTTCGTCAATGTAACGCTTATCATTAACAAGAACCTCAATTTCTAATTCATCCATTAAATACTGTCTTAACTGTTTATCTGATACTGCGCCCGCGCCATTAGTTAAAACAAAAATAGCCTTCTTAACTGTTTCTGAATTTCTTAAATTTCTCCATGTCTTACCATCACACATAGCACGTGTAATAACTGCGCCTGTTTCATCTTGAATTTTTTCTTTCGCTACTCTAATATCTTCGATAGGGTCTGATGTTGCTGTCTCTGACCACTTAACGGTTACGTTTCCTTTGTGTGTTACACCATAATCGAAACTAAAACACTGACCATTAGAAGTCATAGAAATAATGCCTGTTGTTAACGCCATCATGCGCATTCTTTCACGTGTTGCTTTTGCACCTCTTAGTAATGATGTTTCATCATCAAAAATCTTATTCATAACGCTATCAATATAGGCTTGGTTTCCTGTTTCTAAAACCATGTTTAATTCCTGTCTTAATTCTTCATCAATATACATTGATTCTTTAAAATATGGCATTTCTGCCGTAAGTCTTGTAAAGCCAATACGTGCACGTGGCACTGCGTTAGCATCAAAAGCGCTTGCTTTAAGTGCAATAGGTAAACCCTTTGAGCCTTTAATCCATTTTAGACTTAACCCGCGCTTTTTATCATCGGGGAAAAGTTCTTCACATGGATATGGCGCTTCGTCTGCTGTTAGTGTTTCCCAATATGCTGTAAGTTCTTGTGAACTCATTAAATCGAAAATTGTCATTATATTCTATCTCCTTTCTTTAACTTAGTACTTAACAAATATAATACTTTTAGTTGCTCCGCTTGCACCAAAAGCGGTTTTGATTTTAGACATCATATCTGATGATACTTTTGACAAATCAACAAATCCAAAAATTAATGCTGTTCCGTTGTTCTGCCCGTTTGTTACATCCACATCATGTAATAAAACGGCATTTACAATATTTGTTTCTGCGTCTGCAACTTTGCAAACCTCGTTTAAGTTATCTAAATTAACAGTAATAGGTAATCCCGCTTGCGCAATTTTTCTACCATCGCTTGTTGCTGTTCCCGCTGTTGTAGGCACTATACACCCAACACTAAACTGTAAATTAGGGTCTGCTAAAATCTGAATTGGTGATGTATAGGTTGCTTTATAAATTCCACTTTTATTTAACATAAATTCAAACTCCTCTCAAAATAAATTAATTTTATTTAATTTCCCCAATATGATGATTTTTTATGATTCCCGCGTCTCTGCGTTGCAAGTCTTGCGCCTAATCCGTTTTTGTGCTTGCCATCGTTAGTCTCCTTGGAGTTATTAACGCTTGAACCTGTACCGCGCTGACCTACTGAACCTTTTTCATCTTCTTCACTTGGTTTAAACCAAATAGGGTATTTATCCTTAAAACTTGAAATAACTGTTTTTAAATCATTATTATCATTTACTTTCGCAAGTGCTAGTGTTACGGCATCATCTACAAACTGACCTTTGACACCTAGCGCCATTACTTCGGCTTTTGCTTCTGCTAACATTGCGCGCTGTTCTAATTCTAATAATTTAGTGTTATTTTCTGCTTCACGCTCTGCGTTCTTCTGTTCTTCTGTCTTCTGACTTTCTATAAAAGACTTAACCGCTTCAATAGTCTTTTTATCCTTAGGGTCTAAACCCAGAGCCTTATAAACTGAATTTCTACCCTGCTCTTTTTCTCTTGCAGTAAACCTATTTACCTCTTTTTGTGTGAATAACTTACCACCTTTGTTTCTGTCTTTGTTGTCATTTGTATTACTTGCATTTGTACCGTTGTTATCATCGTCATGATTATCAGTATTCTGCCCGTTGTCTGCGCCTTCTGCGCCGTCTCCGTCTTCAACAATATTGTTTAATTCATCGTCTTTCATGTTTTTATTCTCCTTTATTTAATCCATGTTCTTTACTCTCATGGTAGATAATTTTATAATTGTCATAATTATTTTCTGACGCTACAAACTCAAACGTCCCGTTGTAAGTATCGTTTACTAAGTCAACGTACTTTTCTAAAATCTTCTTTTTCTCTAGTGCTTTAGCGCATAACTTATTGATTACTGCGCTGTCATTGCCTTTATAGTTGCGCAACTTTCTTTTTGCCTTTTCTAAATCATGCGCAAACTTATAATAATTTCTATCTTGAATTGATACACGATAAATCTTTTTACACTTTGGGCACATAAAGTAAACTAAATGCACATTTACGCCGTCTAAATTTACAATAGTTTTTTTTAAATCGTCTTTATACAATTCAAATTCACTTTTGCATTCATCACACCTAACCAGCATGATAAATTTATTTAATTTTTCTTTATTCATCTTGAATACCTCTTTCGCAATTTAATTTAAATACTTAACACTAAAATAAAGTTTTCATCCGTTCTTTTATCATATACGGTTTTACCTACATAATAGGTTTTAAGTTTATTTCTATATGCTTCTAAATTTCTGCGCTGTTTATTAAATTTCAACTGCTGTTTTCTTGTAACTCTACCGCTCTGTTTTAATCTTGCTAATTTAACAAAATTCTTTGCAATAGTCTTAAATGCTCTTAATGACTTTTCATCATCAATCTGCACAAAATATTTTTTACCGCACTTAGGGCAAACATAATAAGTTAAATATAATTTCTTATCCTCTCTGCCTTCTTCTTTGCAAGTAAACTCTATTTTGTGATTAATACCATTCGCACCTATCAAATTAGTTGTTAGTTCAAACTGTTCATTGCAATTTGTACATCTAACCTGTAACGGCTTGATTTTTTTTAATTCCTTTTCACTCATTTTCTTTTTACCTTCTTTTCTTCAAAACTTGTATACTTAACCACTCTATTTTATTTTACCATATTTATACAAATTTGTAAACACTTTTATTTAATTTATTTAAATTATTTTTGATTATTTTCAACCGCATTTTCAATCGTATTTGTTTTCGATTGCTTTAGTTATCGCCTATATACTCTATTTGCCCTTATTTTGCGTTTTAGGGGCTCTTTCGTATTGTAGGCAATATTTACCGTCTAACACCTCATTGGGCTTTATACGATTAAATTTAGCACATTTGGACGTATTACATGGTTTTTCTGTATCATCAAACTTAAATTTACAATCTCTACAGATTAAATCATTATTTGTGATACGCTCCATTTTTAAAGGGTCTTTTGTGAATTTATCATTCATACTATTCAATTTTGTTTCATTCTTTCTAGCCATCTTGATATTCTCCTTTTCCTTTTCTTTCAAATACATTATAGCACTAATCAAACAATTTATAAATTATGCTTTACTCTGTAAATTAATTAATGTCATATATATCTTTTTAGGTGTCTTGTTATCGTCATAATATTCTACATCCTCAAGTATGTATCTACCACCACGATTTATTAACAATTCCTTTTCGCCCGTTTCTTGGTTTATTAAACTCTTTATTTGATGTTTCTTACCAAAACTTAATTTATCCATAAACACATTTAAATTATGTGGTAAGTTATCGGCGTCAAAACCATAAGGCTTTAAAAAATCGTCAATATATTCCTGTTTAATCTTGAATGTGCTTTTCTTTACTGTTTCCTTTGCTGTTTTTTTACGGTTTCCTTCACCGCCTTTTTAACAGTTGCCTTTTCTGTCTTGTTCTCTAGATACTCTTTATAAAACGCTTCTGATGCCTTCACATAACCATCATAACTACCTTTAGCGTTCATTATCTGTTCTATGTCAAAAATATCTTCAAACTTTAGATTATTAAACCATTCATCAAAATTACTTGGCATTTTATTTTTATTGAAACCATATGCATTTAAATATTTCTTTTGATATTCCTTAATCTGCTTATCCTTGCCGTTGTATATATGCTTATCATACCATTCTTGCCATGTCAAGCCTTCCTGCTGTTTAAGAAACTTCGCTTCTGCCTTTTGAATATGCGTCATACCTTGATACCATGCATTCATTGACTTTGTACTATTGCCGTATTTATCTAAATAATCCTTTACCGATTTAATCGGCTTTGCTTCGTAACCAAAATTACTTGCGAACTCGTCTATCTCGGGGTATGTTCCATCGGGACTGTTAAACCAATCCGCTAGTTTTTCGTTCATGTCCTTATCTATGCTTGGTTCAATTACACACATACCGTTAGGGTGGTCCATTGGTAAGTCATCCTTTTTGTAATGCACGCCATCACGTGACATACATAATTCACATACACGGCTACCATTTGCGCGCCAAACATAATCCAAAATAAACGGGTTGTCTTTCGTTGTTGATACAAAACTCTGTTGATAACTATGTTGTACTAGTGTACGCGCTAATCTCTGCGCGTTATAGTCAACCTGTTTCTTATATATTCGCACACCGTCCGCCATTCTTAAATTCCATGGCAAGCGCGCGTTAGGTCTAACATAACTTTCTAAATCTTTCGCAATATCATAAATAGGCTTTTGCTCGGCAATTCCTTTTGCCATTACTTGGTATATATCTTTTAAAGTCTGTTCGTTGTCTCCCCAAATTCTTTTGCTTAAACTCCAACCGCTCTTATATATCTGACCTGTTACAAGTCTCTCAACCGTATCTTTAGGCACATAACTAAAGGTAGCGTTTAAGCCTTCCTCAGAAAAACCAAAAGACTTTAACCATTTTACATTACTCTTTACAACCTCGTCTGAAATAAGATACATATTACTTTTTATTTTATTATATATCTCATTGCTTACCTCTTGACTTGTTTTCCTTAACTGTCTTCTTAACTGCTTGTAATACCTTTCAGAAACATAGGCGCTAGAATTGAACTTGTGAGAATAATACTCCGCTTGTTTTGCTATGTCATCCGCCCAATCTTCATATAGTTTAGCAATTTCCCTTTGCTGTTCCACCATGATACTTTTCTTTGCTTCTTCGGCGTACTTAAAAACAAGTTTATTTGCCATTCTAGCGCCCCCTTTCTAATTTAGGTATATTTATATCAATTTTATTAGTTTAGCCCTGTAGTGTCCTTATTTTCGTTTGTAGGGTAAGGCTCTGTATCTTCTGCACCCATGAAAGAACTTTCTTCTATCATCTGTCTTTCTTTTGCTATCTGTTCCAATTCTTCTTGGACTTCATCATCTGTTAAACCTCTCCACTTCTTCATGTAGGCTTTGCGGCTCATTGTCTTACTTTCAACTTCTGATAAATCAATGTTCTTTTCTTCTATTTCATCTTCGGGGAGCGGTATATTCTGCTCCACCTTGATTTCATAAGGTACATTCATCAATTCATAATCAACGTACTTTTCTATACAATGCGGGTAAATAATAGAACCCTGTATAATAATGTCAACCATATTTCTCAATTGTGGCGACCACATCTTCATCTTTTCTTTGCATCTAACAATCAAGCCCCAATAAATAGCCTTTAGCGCCTTACCGCTTGTTATAGTTGCTTGCAATTCCTCAATGTCGGGCATGTCTACCTGTTCATAGGCTGACTTTTTAACACGCTTTAATGTAGTATCTAGACTAGCGCTATAACTCATGTTAGGCTCTAACAACCCTATAAGCGGGTGGGGCTGGTCTAAGTTTTGGTCTGACCCCATATCCCAAAAAGCGCCCGCGCCTGTTGATAAATTCTTTGTACTGTTGCTATCCATATCAACAACATACTTTGTAGGGTTCATCCCTTTTCTCTGCGCGTCAATATCTGCGTTTGATAACTTGCTAAACCATGATTCTTCATCCTGTAGTGTTTCTATTTCTGATTCGCCTTTCTCGTCACCTAGCAAGCCATCATTAATAAAAATACTAACAGGTATAACAGGTAATAAGATTTCCTGTCTTTCCGTAACCACTTCTAATTCTACGCCTGCACCATCATATAAAACCTCTTCTAGATATACAACATTGTCAACTAGTTCATATTTCTTTTTAAATATGCGCTTATCGCTCAATGTGACACTATCCTTTACGATAATAAAACAAACAAACTTTGTAATAATATTTGAATTGCCTATCTTGGTGTCATAAATAAATTGTGTAGAAGGTAAGAAAGTTATTGTAACACCATCAACTTCATTGAAATTAACTAAGCCCGCTACACGCTTACCAATAAAACAATCCTTAGCGCCTTTAATTAGATTTTGCTCAAAATTGTTTTTATCTAATACCGTTTTTACTAAATCGTTCATCTGCGTTATAGCGTCTTTAGTTTCCTGCGTTGTCTTCCCTAAATCACCTTTAGGTTCTACCACAATGTCGGGCTGTTCTGCAAACAAGAAACGGGCTTCTTTGTTTACTAGTGAAGCGCACATTTTGTAATTTAATTTTGCGGGTACATAATCGCCGTTTGTTCCTTCTGCATTGAACTTAGCACCTTTTTTATATATTCTATAATATTCGCATATCTTCGTCAACTCGCTTAAAGTGTCTCTTGCTGACCCGTCAACCTCTGCATTAATTAACGCGTATGGTATTTTATTAAACGCCGTCAACACTTCTGTAGTTGTTGCTTTCTGCTCTTCACTAAAAAACATACCTCAACACTCCTTTTATTTTCTAGTTCCTCTTAATAACCATTCCCATGTATTTCTACCTACGATACCGTCTGCGCTTAATCCTCTGTTTCTTTGGAACACTTTAACAGCGTTCTCTGTTCCACCACCAAAAATACCGTCTGTTGATAACTTGAAACCTACGCTGTTTAATCTTTCTTGAATTAATCTTGTGATATTTCCTCTTGCTCCGCGCTTAACTGTTACACAAGCGTCTAAAGTCTTATGACCTCTTAAACCGTCAACGTTTAAACCTTTATGGAACTGATTATTTAACTCTGTCTGTAGTCTTGCTACCCAACTATCATAATTTAATTTAGTTGTATTGTTATTTGGTGCTGGTGCTGGTGTAGGTTTTGGCGCTTCTGTATGAGTAACATTATTTACTGTAGCGTTCAAAACACCCTCAACAATCGCCTTTGCGCATTTGTCAACGTTCCATTTTGCTTTATCTGTGGCATTGTCAACAAAACAGCACTCAACTAGAAGTGCTGGAGATTTAGTCTTTCTCAACACATATAACTTTGTAGATGTTTTAACACCTCTATTTCTGATACCTAAAGAATTAGAAATATTATTCACAATTCTTTGTGCATATCCTTTTGCTCTAGAACTATCACTATAAACATATACTTCTGTACCTGTTCCACCGCCTGCATTTAAATGAATTGATACATCTAAATCTACTTTGTGTGAATTGCACTTATTAACGATATTTCTTAGGTTCGCATTCTGCGTTGCGCCTACATCATCCGTACAATCGTATACCGTATGCCCGTTTGCTCTTAACAATTCAATTACTTTATTCTTTACCGCTCTATCTTCGTTTACTTCATCTAATAATCCGCTTGCTCCTCTGCATTTAAGAGAATGTCCACCATGTACATTAACTTTCATTTAAAATCACCCCGTTTTCAAAAATAATTTTAATACCATAATCTGATGCGCACATATATTCGATATTGCAACCGCGCGCTTTGTTCCAACCCTTGCATAAATAAATAATATCTGCTGTTGATAACAATTCAATTGACTTACCTAAATTAAATAATGGTTTTTCGTTATTATCAAAGTAGTTGTCAATAATCTCTACACCATTACCACAAATAGATTTAATGTTTTCAATAGCCTTTGCTCTATTTAATTTAATTTCTTGTTTAGTTAGCCCCTTCATGGGTTGGGAAATAAAAACTTTCATTGTATTACTCTTTATCACTGATAACAGCATGGTAGGCGCGTATGTCCTACCACAACGTATAATATTTAATTTACTGCTTATTCCTCTTCTACTTCGGGAATACCACCAATAGAAGTTAAAATAGAAACGATACCTGCAACAATAGCGCTTGAAATTACCATTTTCCAATCTACAACATCAATGACTGTTGCTGTTCCAATAACCGCTACCGCTGTTTGCGCCATTGTCTTAACTGCTCTAACTAGTGAAGCCTTTAACCACTTCACCGTATCAACATTAGGCTTGAATACACAATTCTTAAACATAATTAAATCACTCCTTTATATAATATAATTTTATTTGTTTCCGCCTTTAGAATTAAAATCTTTTTGTTTTAAATCTGCAACTGTAACGGTATCAAGCGCATACCATATAGCACTAAATGAATGCGGGTCTATATTGAACTTATCGTAAACCGTATCACCGTTCGGCTTTTTTAAATAGGTAAGGTCTCTTAACTCTCTTATTGTATTCTTACATTTTGGACTGCATATTATCTTTTTAAATCTCTTTATTTTTCGCGTATTACTTAATCTACTTCCCGCAAACTTATTACGGCACGCGCGCATCTGATAACCTTTTTGTCTATAATAACTAATAGCTTTTGGGTCTTCGTTATCTGCTATAATCTGCTTATATACGCCTTGAGTAGCGTAACCGTCTAAACGGTGTTTTAATTCAAGCATAGGTTCATAATTTGCAAAATTATCATCTGTAACATGATTCATATATATTTCATCCCATATATACAAATAACCGCGCTTTATATCTACGCTCATACTGATTACCGCATTAAATGATTCCTCAAAACCAAAGTCAAAACCAAAGTACATATTTTTAGCACCTAGCGCTTTGACTGCGTTCTTAAACGTCTTCGCGTTGCTTGCTATTCTAAATTGCGGTAATACTCTAACACCGTTTGCGCCAAACCTTCCCCAACGTGCTACACGATATAAAGGCTTATCATAGTTCTTAATATCTTCTAATCGCTTTTTGTAGCCCTCGGGTAAATAAGGGTTATCATCCATTAGACTATGATGATAATATACGCCGTTATGTATTAGTGTTCTTTTCTTATATAATTCTTCATCATCTAGTATAGTATGCTCGTTTCCCTTTTCATCTATGCTTTTAAAGAAATGTCTATATACCCAATTTTCCTTACCTACAGGGTTACAACTTAAAATAAAATGCATACTTACATTAGGGGTTCTAATACGCCCTAATAGTTCTTTGTAACCTTCGTATTTAATTTCGCTACACTCTTCTAACCATACAATAGATACGCCGTTTAATGATTTTACTTTTTCGGGTTTATCCATTCCCTTAAAAATAATGCGCGAACCATTAGGAAACCTAAACTCCATCGGCGCTTTTAACGCTCTTACTCTTGCTTTAGTATCGCGCTTTTCTTCCTCTACTAGAAGGTTCATACTGCTTAAAATCTCTTTAAACAAGTCATAGCATGATTCGCTTAATGTATCATATACTTCACGTACTACCAAAACTTTACGCTTTTCCTGTAGGCATTTTAATATAATTTTAAGCGCTATATGATAACTTTTTCCGCTACCATAACCGCCTACTAATAAATAAGTTTCATAGTACCAATCAAAAACAAAATCACTAAACCTTTCTGCTACTTCCTTAACTATATTCATAGGCTATTCACTGTCCCACTCTAGCGCATCCCATTCTTCTTCCGTGCTATCCTGCGCGCTTGCGCTTTGTTTAGACTTACTTTTGTCTGCGCTATTTGTTTTATTCTCTTGCGCGTTTACTTCCCATTCTTCGCTATCATCATTCTGCGCACCTTTACGAATAATATTAACTGTAATATTACTGTTCTCTTTATTCTCTGTTTTAAATTGGTCTCTGTTGCGCTTCCAATTATCGGGCTTTCTGTTGTTCAACCAGCACATAATAGCGGTTGGATTAGGTGGCATCTCTTTAACTAATTCCTCTACCCTTATTTTTCTGTTTCCGTTCTTATCGGGCGGGCTTATGATTGTTTTAACTTCTTTTACTTTGTAACCGCCTAGCGCTGTTTTTAATAGCGCATTTTCTACTTGATAATCAACGGTTTCTTTTCCTTCTTCTATTGCGTCATTTATTGCGGGGTACTTCTTGCGCCACTCACAAAAAACTTTATACGATATACCAATTTTACGCGCAATATCTGCAAGTGTAAAGTCACGCGCAAAACATTTTAATAGTTCTATTTTATCGGGTCTTAACCAATAATCAACCTTGCTTTCTCTCTGTCTACCCATTATTGTTTACTCACTTCCTTTTTTATTTAATTTTCTTTATTCTGCGCTACCTACGCACTGCTATTTTTAAAATACCCTTAAATAGCATAAATAGACAGTCTTCTGACTGCCTTTATTAAACTTAATATTTAAATTGTTTTATTTATTTTTTTTACTCTATTTATATTTTATATATTCACCACAAATATTTATTTATATATTCATTTAGTTGTTTTAATTTGTAAAGGCTGTTCCCTGTTCTTATTCACCTTTGCGCACGTTGTCTCACTCGACATTGTGTATATTTCACTTATAATAAATCAACAAAATTAGTTTAAAAGTATAATGGGAAATTTAAGATAAACATTAATGAAATTATTACTATAAGTTGCTTGCTTGCATTCTATGGATTAAAAAGTAACTGAATGTGAATAAATGTACTAAGTTATAAGGGGACTTAATTCTTATAACTATTTTATAAAATGATTAAATTAGTTGGATAATCAACCATTAATAAAATAAAAGGTATGATAAATCAAAAAGTATTTTTTTATGAAATTAGAAACACACTTTGTTTTGTTTTAAAAATATTTCAAGGATTATTCTTATTCTACATCTACATTCTACAATGTGAAATATAAACACTTTCAGAAATGCATATTTACAACCTTAATGAATATTTAATTTTAATTTTATAAGAGATATTCACAAAAGTTTATTTTCTCTTTTTACACACAAACTAATAAACTAAGCCCTACAATTAATTTATTAATTTCTAACTATGCTATAAGTTTTTTATAAACGATTGGAAAACTTAATTCAATATGAAACACTCATTCTATTTAAAATGATTTCAAGGATTGACAGATTAGATTATAGCATAGTCATTCTTGACATGTAATATTTATTTTAATTAACTAAGATATGCATAGCGCTTTTACATAACTCAATTATTTACTTACTAACTTAATTTTCTTATTGCTCTTTAACACTTCTTAACTTAGTACTTTGTTACCCGCCCTTTTCTTTGGCTGTATGCTGTCTTTTTCATTGACATTAGTAACTAACTTTCTAAATACATTGTACTACAATCTTATAGACTTGTAAAGTACTTTTTAATATTTTTTTAATTTAATGGTGTTTTTGTAATTGGGTGTTATCGCCTCACCATGATTTATAATTTATGCAACTACTAAAGTAGTGGCTTTCATCTTTCTAGTTCTAACAATGTTATCGTCAATACCTTGTAATCTAATTTTTCTCATTTTTCTGTTCTCCTTTAACACTTTTGTTTATCTCTTTTACAAATACTATTATACTGATTTTTAACCATTTGTAAATAGTTATTTTAAATATTTTTAAATTAATTTAATAACTGCACATATTATTTATATACTGCAATAATTATTATACCTGTTAAATACCATAAATAAATATAATTTATACACTAATAGAAATATTAATGTTAAATACTGTAAGGTATATAATTTATATTACTGTTAAATACTGTAAATAATATATAATTTATATTACTGTTAAATACTATAAGGTATATAAGTTATATTGTTTACTATAAG